GGATGGTAGAGATTCGATAGAACTTAGATTTGTTCTTCGTATTTAGAGTGCTAGAGGCCATCAGGAATCGACGGTCCATAGGGTCGTCCTTTATAATGTGTCCAAAAACTCTTTCCATTTGCTGCCGTCTTTTGGTTTTTGCTTGTTCTTTTGGTTCATTAAACCAAATTTAACAATGTATTCTTGAGGGAGTATAAAATTTCCGTCTTCTTGAGCAACTAAGCCCTCCGCTTTTCCAAGGTCAGGCTCGAACATATTACCATACATCTCGGAAAGTTCTGAGTATCGTTTAGCGGCTTTTGGAGTAATTAACCACCCCTTCCCTTCAACAAAATCCAGAATTCCAGAGTTTTGTTCATTGCCGTCCCAGCTAGGAACGGTATCTACAACCACAGACGGAACTATCGTCTTGGGTGTTTTATTAAAGTTGCAAGATGATGTGAGTAAAAGTATCGCTAGGAATACATTACTCAGCAAGAATCTTACGCATCTCTTCGATTGCTTTACGTCGCTCTTCTGCATCGGTTGATTCGGCTTGTTTTGCGACGTTTTCAACTTGGTTTTGAAAGTCGATGTCGATTTGTGCCTTCTCTCTTTCTACGAAATCTTTTTCGTTCATACGCTCTTCGACAAACTTCTTTCTGCCGATTCCATATCGGAAAACGTCAAGAATAGCAGCAACTATGCTAAGGATATTACGGAGCATAGTCTTTCAGTCTTTGAGAAGCTACGATTGCACGTTGTAAAAGGATATCCGCCGTTTCTTCGTCTGTAGGTTGAATATATACAAGTGCGGCGGATTCACACCCTACAGCTATCTTTTCTAAGATACTAAGAATTTTTTTAGGCTCATCCCCAAAGGAAACATAGGCATCCTTATAAAGAGAGGTCAGCACAGAAGCTAGATTTACCCAATGTGGTTTTTCATCATCTGTCCAAAGTTTTACGATTTCTTCAAATTCCTCTGGGAGAACTACTTCTCCAGAAGAGAGAGTTTTGATTGTAAAGGATAGAGCGTAAATAACCTTTGCTTTTTCAACCCTATCTTCCTCAGAAACAGCATTATTTAATACTAAATTACAGGCTAGGTAACTAGCTGGTTCGACATAAGCGATAAATGGAAAGTTGTTTTCCGGAAGAGTCGCACAACTAGATAGCGACAGAGTGATGCAGCCAGCGATGGCCAATAGTAGGTTTTTCATTGGAACTTTTCTCTTTCGAACTCAATCCGCACTTGCGCTTCGTGAGTTGCAGCTTTTTTACCACCAGTAACAGAAGAGTCTTTACTTAATCCAGCCCAAGTAGCGCCAGAAGTGATAGCGACAAGACCGGCGATATCAACAAGAACCTTTTCCCATGCGTCAGGTAGACTTGAGATAAGTTCTGGATTAATATAGATTGCTGTGAAGATAGTAGTTAACCACCCGGAAACTTTAACTCTCCAGTTTGGACCTAGCAATTTCTCTAGAAACTCGATCATATAAATAATTACACAGGTTTTTTCAGAATTAGAACAGCGTCATTCTACCACTTCTTAAAGTTCCGCCATTATCTTTCCATCGGAAAACGAGCGTTGGAGATCCGCTATAATGAGTAACATAATGGACTAAAGTTTTATTCTCTTGGCTTGTGTCTACGAGTCCAGAATTTACGTGACTGTAAATGTCTCCACTAGTTCTAATTGAGATATGCTCCCCCGAAAATCCAATAGCAACTGATTTTTCCCTAGAGTTGTCCAACCCATACCCATAGGCTACCGCACTGTGGGCTAAAGAAGAGCTTCTAATACCGCAAGAGAAACCGTGTAGGTGAGCAAAATTTCCAGAACCAAATGAGTTGTGGTTTTCGATACCGCTAAGTAAGCCCAATGGGGTAACTGCTACAGTTTCCAAATCTTTCTCGATTGATTCAATAACGGTAGCCAGTCTAACTTTTCCAGTTACGGAAGTTGTCGAGTTTGAAACCAACGAATTTACTTGTCCAGATAAGAGTTGGAGTCCGCTATGTAAAGTAGTTGGCGTAATTACTGCACCAGAAGAAATCACTCCAGAAATGGCCTCATTCGCAGTCGCTAACCGAACTTTACCGAAGATTGAGGTTGTGGAGTTTTGTATCCCTGTATTTATCGACTCAAGTCCCGACTTCAAGCCTTCTGGAGTCACACCCAAAGTAGAACTCAATCCGAGTAAACTTTCACTAACTGTAGCCAATCTGACCAATCCAGTTACCAAAGTAGATCCTGTTGGAATTTGAGATCTAAGCCACGAAAGTCCGCTATTTAGACCTACTGGAGTAACCGCCACTGAGTTACTTGACCTAGCAACGATTTCATCGTAATTAGCAAATCTAGAAACTCCAGTCTGAGATTCTGTAGCGTAAGGAAACCCCCCGCTAGTCATAAGGCCGCTGACTGTTCCACTGACAAACTCAGAGAACTCAAGCCTATCGATTTGTTTTAGCCTTATTTTATTGTCCATCTATTCTGCTGTAGTAAAGAATTGTTGCTAAAAACTCGTCAATGTTGTGACTTTCCGCAAGCTCAGCAATTATCTCTGAGTTGTGGTTAATTTTTGGCATTGGTGGAGAAGATACATATTCAATTACACTTTTCTCCCATTCTTGTCTTGGTTCATTACAAACAATTAGTTTTGCAATAGAAAAAGCGATATCTTTTTGCTTCTCGTTAATTCTTTTTATGTTGTTTGCTTTTTTGAATTCGGACTCCACTTCATTAACCAGTTTATTGACTGATTTAAAAGTTTCGGTGATCTCAGATAGACTAAAAGAAGCTACGGAGGCTTTCGGAGTTTTTGTTTGTGGCGATGGAGCTTTCTTTGTTGATTGTGGAGCCTTTGACCCATCTGGACGACCAGCTTCTTGTTGCCCTCCCCCGATTAGCGGTTCGTATAAGCCTTTGTCTTTTTGTTTTTTGAACTCAATTTGGTTCTCTTCTGATTCCTCCCTTGAAGGGAAAACCCCGCTTTTTGTAGTTTGAAAGAACTCTTCCGGCGTAAGAACGCCTAGCTCCACCAAACGAGTGTAGACACGAAGCATTTGAGTTTCGTCGTTGATATCAACTGTTTCAAACTCTGGTGTAGGCACCGATTTGAATCCAAAGTCTTTAGCAATTTGCTCCATCTCTGGAATTAAAAATTGATCTAAGAAAACCCTTCTGGCTTCATCCAATCTCTCTAGAAAGACCTTGATCTTAATAATCTGGTTTGAGAATTTTTCTCCACCACCGAAAAAGATATTTTGAAGACCGTCTGCAATATCTCTATTTACGGAAGTGTATTTCTCATCGCCTAAAACTTTCTTTAGGTCTGGAATGACGAATTCGGCTTTCGTGGTATAATCAGCTACAATAACTCTACTGATACTCTCTTGTTCGAAGAGCTTAGTCATCGCATCAAGGAGTTTTGGGTCTGTTCCTCCCTTGTCCTTTTCGGCACCCATAGTAACCAATAGGATCATGTAGTCAATTGTCTTAGCTACCGCCAAGTCTACCTTCTTAAACTCAAGCTTCAAGTTAATATCGTCAAGAACCGGGAAAAACATGGGAACAGCCATTCCTTCATAGTCTTGTTTTTTTACAAACACAGACCTCAGTAACTTTGGATCTAATGGAATATCAACAGACTTTCCATTCTTAATCGCTTGTCTAACCTTCGCTGGTAGGGAGTCTAAGAAGTCTTGTTCTTCTTGTGTGGACGGTTCTTTTAGCCTATTTATCTCATAACGATTCAGAGCTTTTGCGAAACTCTGACTTAGCATAGTTACCGGACCAGTAGCTAAAATCGTTGCAGGGTCCAATACGATATACCGGATAGGTAGTTTTTTTTGTGCGTTTTCACTAATTTCCGCCAAAGCTCTTTTGTTCTTAACGATTTCCCCTATAGAGAGAGTTAGAAAAGTCTTATATAAGAAGATGTTACCTGAACGGAAGTATTCCCTAAAGAACTGATCCCCAAAGTTTCCTCCACCAATCTTTTTATACCAATTGGAGAAAAAATCTCTGGACGTTTTATTTCCACCCTTGAAATGAAGTGGGGAATTAGAAAATTCCGTCATGATGTCAATCGTAGCACGCATGATAGCTACGTTATAGTAAGCCTTACGAACTAGTTCGATTGCATCTCTAACCGTAATGCCTGAGTTTGTGTATTGTATTGGGTCTAAACCGGCATCGATATTTGTGTAGATGTTCTCTCGGCTCTTGATTAGTCCAGTAGCACCACGGTAACTCGTTCTGTCGGCACCCTCGACTTCTGACCTGTAACGGACTTTCTTGGAGGCGATACTTGTATTTTCAGAGAAAGACCCCCTCACTCCCAAAGGAATTGCTAATTCCATTTTAGGTTCTGTTGATCCGTTTTTGGCTTTAGTTGTTGCCATTTTCTTAGTAGTTGCTGTCAATTTTGCCATAGCTAAACTTAATTACACTTAATTATTTGAATCCGCGCGGAAGAAATGTCGAAACTATCGTTTCTTTTGGGGTATTTTTCATGTCAAAATAACACTTCGCTCCCCAGTTCATTAGTAATAAAACGGTATAGGAGTCTTTTCTTGGTTTGTCTGGACCTTCGATCTTTTTAAGGTTTCGTGGCAAATCGAAGGTTTGGTGTCCGGTAGGGCTTGCGTTAACCTCAATCATCGCACACTCTGTCTTAGTTAAGTCTATAAGATATCCTAACTGATCTAGAAGTAATGATTTTCGAGAAGCGTCTTTGGCACCCATAGCTTCATCGTCTTCATCAAATACAAGATCGTTAATTGGTATTCTGGCAGAAACTTGTGCATTAAAATCGCCCTCGCTTGGTGGGTAAGAGGCAAACCATATTTTTTTTCTGTCTATGTTGGTTTGTAAAGTTTCGTTTGATGAACGAATCCATTTCGGATTGAAGGTTTGAGCGTGGCAAATTTTCTTCGAAGCCAAATTATAATCTTGAAGGCTATTTCTCACTCCGGCTAAATAATCCTCATTTTCGAAATCTTGGTCGAAAAATTTCATTTCCAGCTTAGAGTCCTTGAATACTGGAAATTCATTACAGTCGTTTATAAATTTGATTCCACCAGCGGCATCAACAATTACATAAACAATATTGAAATGATTCAATAGATAGTGCAGGTATTTCGCCCGATTTTTGATATTGCTTTTCGACAAAGCATATCCATGAACTAGCGTAGACGATCTCGTGTCTGGATCTAGTTCTCCTACAGCCATAGCGAAGTGGTCGGACTTCTCAGAGTCGTTATAGTTAGGGTCAATTGCCAAGACGTATTCTTTCTTTGGATCTCCTACAATTTTAACGGACGGAGAAGATTGTGGTTTGATAGTAACGTCCAACATTTTCCGCATGGAATAATAACCAGCAGATTCGTCTGTAAATTCCGCACCGAACTCCCTTTTGAACTGCGCGTCAGACATCGCAGCGCGAGATTCGTTTAGTTGACGAACGTCATAAAGACCCTCTAAGCATTTTAGGCCGACTTCATAGGATAATTGGAAAATACAGTGTGAGACATCTTCGTATTCCTTTCCTGTTTTGGGGTCTTTTTTATTGGAGATTTTATGAAGATATTCATCATAAAGTTCGTATAGATATTCAAATTTATAGCTCGCAGAACTTAGCCCAAGAAGCTTAGCTCTTGGAAACTCGTATCTATCTTCCTCTGTTATTTCCCCTGCGGCAATTAGTTTATCTTCTGCGTTTTTAAGTTTAGAACGTAAACGTGGCTGAATTTGAACCGCCAAGAATGGTCGAATAACTTCGTTAATAACTTCGCTGGTTAACAAGAGCATCTCATCAATAACCATTACGTTAAAGCGATAACCACGAATTTTACCACCATCACCCAAAGGAAGGGCAATAACCATGGACCTACCAATTTCCATTGTCCAAGCGTCGGTGTCATGAGAAACTTTGCCAACACACTGTTTGAAGTAGATACCCTCGCGCTTACGGGACAGGTCTTCTATCGTTTTAAAAACCATTCGAGCTTGCCGGAATGTTTTCGAGCAAATCCCGATTTTAATTCCCGGATTGAAAATGGCATATAAAATGATAAATATTGCACCTAAATAACTTTTCCCCAAACCACGAGAACAAATAGCAAGAAAGAAATCCCTCATGAACATGGCTTTCACCATGACACTCTGAATTGGATAAAGGTGTTCCCCAAGGAGAAGTTTCGCCGCAATAGTTGGATTGTGGGAAAGGAACTGAGCAAAGGTTATCTTGGCTTGTTTATCATCAAGCTCCCCTCTTATTTCTAACAAAGAATCGTTAAAATTCTTCGGAATTGTTTTACAGTGTTCTCCGTTTACCCACATGGCAGTAATTTTTTAGTATCGTAAAGATATTGAAGGTCAAGATTTTTAACAACTTCTTTTAGTATTAAGATCTTTTTCGTAAACCCTGTAGCCTCCGGTCTTCCCTTTACAAAGAGAAATTGAATATTGTCGAACAGATGTAAAATATCCCTTATCCGTTTAAGTGCCAATTTTCCTGTAGCCGATTCCTTGAAATGCTTCATGGGTTTGTATCCCTCGACTAATTCAAACGGAGACTCCACAATAACGCAAATATATAAACCCAAAGACCTCGCTCTTTCAATCTCTCTTACGAATCTATCGTATTCCGACAATGTTGAGATTAAATCTGATTGAGATTTTCTTTCAATAAATACATTTGAATAATACGGAGGTTTTGCCGTGTAGTCTCCTACGATCAATTTCTCTTTTTCTGAATCAGTCCCGTAAATCACTAACTCTCTTTGTTCTCTCGTGTCAACTAGGACACAAAGATCATTCGGCGTATTTGTTTCTATAGAGGAAAAATCGTAGTCAAAGTTATTGTCCAAACCCGCATCTTTACAAGCTTTTTTGTATCCGCCTATATACAATTTGTCAAATCCATAAATGCTAGGAGTGAAACAACTTCTAAGTTCCACTTGCATTATTGCGCGGCTCAGCCCTTTTTCCTCTTTTCTTTTCTTTAACCACCCAAGTAACTCTTCATTACATACTTCTTCCGATTGAAGTTTTAACCAATTTAGGTAGTTATCTCTAGAATTGAACCTCTGTTCTTTGTATTGCTTCGCGTTCTTGAATTCAATAGGATCTCCAGTGTATAAGTCAAACTTCGGATTAAATTTCCTTAGATACTTCTCTGCTGTGAGTAAATGATTTTTCAACGCATGAGTAAACACTCCACGGTCGGAAGAAAATTCACGATTACATTCCAAACACTTAACCATCTAAAAGTTCTTCTTGTGAAATTCCTGCCACCCTAGCAATCCATGAATCCATAGATTCGAGTTGTTTCATTGTGTCTCTAGCCTCCAACTCTTGTGCTTTGGCAATCAAAATGGTCTTCTTACGCTCTTCCTCGTCTTTCCACATTTCTACAAAAGAACTAAGTGAGTGTGCCGCTGCCGCATTCGCCTCCACTTTCTTACTACGAATACCAGAAAGGGATTCTTGTAGCTGCTTCATTCTAAGTTGGCATTTGTCTAATTCTTGAGATTTACTACCGAATACCTGAGCTAAAGCCATTTTGACGCTTCCGTCATCATCTTCAATATCGCTCTCCATTTGGCGATTCATCATATCTAGCTGACTTCTAATTTGCCGCTCAAGAACGTAAAGAGAGCATAATGTAACATACATATTCAACTCTTCTGAGTTCAACTCCGTCTTGTCATAGACCGCGAACACAAACTCACTTTCGAACAATTCTCTTTCCTCTTCTAATTTAAGGCAGTCTGCACAAGATATAAACCGTGCGTGAGACAGGTAATTTTTTAAAGACTTAACGTGCTTGTGTTGAATATGCTTTAGATTTGTAGCATCATAATTAGCGCCCGGAACACATTTGTTGATTTTAGCAACGATTCGCGAATCAGATTGAGGGGCAATGTATTTAGCTACATTTTCCTTGGGCATCTCAGTATCATACCCCATTATTTCGATGAACTTAGTCATCGTTTTTACCTCCGCGCTAAGAGGCTCGATCTTATCATTTCGGAAAAGTATCCTAGCCATTTCTATCGGCCTCATAAGCCTACAGTTATTCTGTATATACTCCCGTTGATCTAGAGTGAACTCTACCTTATCGGAATCACGCTTAACCCTTTGAATAAACCTCTTCACCTTCTTGACTTTATCGTCGCGAGCGGTCAGGGTTTCGTCAGAAAAGATGTCTTTTGCTAATTTTAGAGCGTGTTTGCGGAAACAGTTTTCTCGAATATACCTTTGTTGTTTCTCCCTTAGGCCGTATTCATTCTCACAGATAATACTTTCGATAGTTCTTTTATCGTATTCTTCGATACCCAATTCCGGGTTATCTTCGTAAACATCGAATAATGTGTCGTTATCAGCCATAGAAAACATCCTCCGTTTCCAAAACTTTCTTAGCCGTTTCTAGAATTACCTTCTTGACATTATGGATTTGTTTGTATCCAGCGGCCCTATTTGATTCGGTAGTTTTATAACCCATTTTCTCGGCGACTTCCTTTTCAGAAAGATTCTGGATATACAACATATCATATATCTTAGCTTGAGTTTTGGTTAGATGTTTTACGATTTTTTCATGAAGTCTTTCACTCGCCTCATCTAGACTCGTAAGGCTCGCCTCGGGAAGTTGACTATGAACAAAGTTTGGATCGTCTAGGGAGGTTGCCATTTTTAAAGCGTGGCTATTTTTCTTAGACTTCTCCCACTTCGCGTATGCTGGACATTCGGAGCATTGAATTCCAGATTTAGTAAAATCACACAAATCACCACCTAAATTCAACTTACATTTTCTACAAGGCGGTGCGGAATTACCATATACATTCCTTATGATATTGCACATGTGGTTGGATATGACTGTATTCAGCCAATTAACCAAAGGCCGACTTTGGTCCCACAAATCCCATTGTTTGTATATATGGGTGAGAAGAATTTGAGAAACATCATCAAAATCCATGTGGGCGAGCGAACTCAACTGCCACCTTGGTCTTCTTTTTGCAATCTCAGTTGCAATTATGTCGTATCGTTCTTCGAATTTAATCATTCTTCTCCGATGGTTTGGGATTGTGCCCTTTCAGAACCGAACCCGGCCCTTTTCTGAAAGGTGTCTAAGAAATTCTTCTTGTCTCTCTTAGATAATTTTCCCCCACCAGAGGATTCTATTGGCTTAACTTTATCTGTTGAGCCAGCTATACTTCCTATTTTTGTAGTTAGGTCTTTTACGCCAGTTCCTTCGATAGAGACGCCCAATGAGCCGATATTAGAAAACTCGTCCTCATCATAGAAATCATCTTCCTCTTCTTCGTCTTCGAAATCTTCTTCGACCCTAGATCTGCGAGATGTTGAGCTTCTTTTCTTTTCGTAGAAATCAATTAACTTTTCTCGCTCGTCATCCTTTGCTTTTTGTTTGGAAATTGGCTCAGGACTTTTGGTTAGCGCACTCCCAAAAGAATAGCTACATTTCGCGCAGTTAGTTGGCTGATTAACCGAATATGGGTTAGCTGACCCACATTTATAACAATATTTAATAGGCATTTAAGTATCGTTACACCAAATTTCGGAAATCTCAACTAAAAAGTTAAAGATTCTTAGCTAATTTAACAAAAAACTTAGCTATTGGCCCGCGAACAATGTCATTTTCGTCAAATTCCCAAGTATGGATACCTACTTCTTTTGCATCTTCATCGTTCTTGCAAGAAGCAAAGATCTGAGAAAATCCGGAAGCTTGTTTTCCCGGTAAGTCACTTTGCATTTCATCTCCACACACGAAGACTTTATTGAATTCCCCAACACGGGTCAAAATAGTTATCATCTCTTTCGTTGTAAGGCATTGTGACTCATCGATAATAATAGCCTTGTTGGTAAAGTGCCGCCCACGTAGAAATCCAACTGGTTGAGCATCTACAAACCCATCTTTCAAAAGTCTCTCCATCTCACTAGAGGGAAGGAGTTCCCCTAATTTATCCATTAAAGGGGCAACGTATGGACTTAATTTCTCAGAAGCGGAACCGGGAAGAAATCCTAATTTACTATCAGCACTTTCCAATGCAGAACGGATGTATAAGATCTGATCGACCTTCTTAGTATTAAGTTCTTCTAGGGCGCACTTAACCGAAATTAAAGTTTTGCTAGTTCCAGCGGGGCCGTTAACGAATAGAACTTTACATTCTTTATCGTGTGCTAGTTTAAAAAACTCCAACTGCTTTTCCGTCCAAGGAATCCTATCTTGGATATTGAGCGGAAAATTTAGTTTTTTGTGAGTTTTGCAGACGTAAGGAGACGAATCAGCTTTCTTCATCTTCTTTCTCGGTTTCCGCCTTATCCCCTTTGATTTCTTCTACCTTAGATAGAATGGGGCTATTTTTGATCGAAACCGTAGACCTATCCAGATTCAACTGTGGTCTGTCAGAGTTTCCCGTCGCCAAGTGTTTAGGGAGTGTCATGCAAGTTTAATTACACTTATTTTTTCTTTTGGGAAGACAAAAGTTCTATTTTGGCCTCTAGAAGTTTTTTTTCTAGATCATTAATTTTCTCAAGTAAGCCGGTTGTGGCCTTATGAACTTCTGCATCTATATAAGCCTTTACACTTCTCTGTGTTGGGAGTTTAGTATTGGAATTTGACTTGAGATCTAGCTCATCTAATACAAAGGTGAATCCAGTCGTAGTGGCTGTTTTGGCCGAAATGGGAACAGCAACCTTACCAGACTCAAGGGAATATTGCTTTGTAACTTTCAGAAGCTCTTCGATTTCTTGACCGGAAATAGAAACATCGGATAAATCCGATAGCTTTTTAGGAACCAACCTATCAACGTAACTCTTAATTGCGGAGGAAGTGGGCAGTTTAGTGTCTACATCTAGTGAGTTAGCAACGAAGGAAAGCCCATCTACGCTTTCTCTGGTGGACATTACGGCACCAGCGTTAGAAACGGACTCTTTTGTGGTTTTATCTGCTCCAGATTCAATGTCTTTAACCTTCTCAATAAAAGGCTCCAGAGCGGAGATGTCTAAGTCAGAGAGGCGTTTCGGTGACTTTTCTTCAAAGAAAGAGAAAACTGCCTGAGAAGTTGGGATTTTTTTTGAGCTAGAGTCGATTGTTTCGGTAACAAATTTAGCTTGAATGGCGTCTTGAGAGGTCGTAATAACGCCAAGTTTCTTCAACTTTTCTCCAGTTAACTTTTCCGCCCCAGCCTCAATAGAGTCTAGCTTCTTTTTAAGTTCATCCGTTAAGGCGTTTGTGTTCCCATTGCTCTCATATAGAGCCTTGATTTCCTCTCTGGTTTGATCTTTTGTCGCTCCTTCCTCGATTGATGAAAGGAAATTCGTGATTTTCTCCAAACCTTCTTGGGTTAATTCAACCCCTAAATCTTGTAGAGACTTCGGTAGAGATGACTTGATTTTGGTATCTACCACTTCATTCGTTGGAAGTTGTTTTTTGCCAGAACCTACAAATTTCAACCCCTCGGTAGACTCTTGGTTGGACATTACCGCTCCAGACCCCTTAACTTTTTCTGGTGTCGTTTTGTCGGCATCTTCTGGAATCAAGTTTACTTTAGAGATGGCTTTTCGAAGCTCAACGTCATCAACGCCCAGATCACGAAGACTTTTTGGTATGTCACTTGACTTGGCCAAGGGTTCTACCAAATTAGAAACGAAAGACTTAACAGCCGAAGAAGTAGGTATTTTATTTACATCGCCGTTAACATCTTTAGAGACGAAAGAGAAGTTATCTGCCGATTTATCTGATACCATTACTGCCCCAGCGGTTTTAACGCTGTCTGTGGTCGTTTTGTCAGCTTCTAAGTCCTTAATATTCTTAAGTTTTCTTTTCTCAGCGTCCGTGAAGGGGTTCGTATTCGGGTTAGATTCGTATGCGTTTTTTATTTCTTCCCTTGTTAAATCCCTAGTCGCTTGCGATTCGATTGCGTCGAGTTTAATTTTATCTTCTTGAGAAAAAGGAGCCTCTCCATTAATTAATGAGTCAATTGGGACATTGAATGATTAGTTTTTGTCAGTGTTTGCAATATTAT